GAATTGAAAAAGCATTTAAAAGAATTGGTAATATTCCACCAGAGTTTCAAGAATTAACAAAGGGAGATTTAGCTTTAATACAAAATTTAAAACAACAATACTTTACACAATTTAAAGATGTATCAAATACATTTACTAGAAAATTGGCAGAACAAGTTTATCAAAATACATTAGTAGGTGCAGATTTTACAGTATTAGAAAAACAATTAAGACAAACTATAAATGGTATTTATGCTAGTTCTGATGACCCAGAAATTAATAGATTAATAACCTATATTAATAGAAATCAAAATTCAGAAGATGCTACAATTCAAGCAAAAGTAGATGAAAAAGTACAGATATTACAATCAAAATTTGCAAGAGATAGAGTTGGGGAAAACATGAAAAGATATGCTGGTCAAATATTAAATGATTCATTAAGGGATTTTGACGCAACCCTTAATTTTAATAAATCACAAGAAGCTGGCTTGATTTATGTTAAATATTATGGAGATGTAATACCAACAACAAGAGATATTTGCAGAAATGTAATAAATGGGGTATATGATAAACGAAAAGGTGGACTTTTTACAATTGATGAAGTCGAAAAATTGTGGGCAAGTAGAAGTTGGTCAGGAAAGAAATCTGGCAATCCTCTCATTGTTCGTGGTGGATATAATTGTCGTCATCAATGGTCTTACGTCAATCCAGATTGGTATGACGAACAAGGCGAACTAATAATATAACAATAGGAGAAATATGTCCGAAGAAACAAAAGTTGTTGCACAAGAAACTGCAACAGAAACACAAGAAACAAATACTGAAGTAAAAGCAGAAACAAAATCAAATACTTTTACACAAGAACAACTTGATAATATAATTAAATCAAGACTTGAAGCTGAACAAAGAAAATACGAAAAGAAACTTCAAGAAGAAGAAAAGCAAAGACAAGAAATATTAAAACAAGAACAATTAAAAGAAGCTAAAACAAAAGCTGATCTTGAAAAAATTATGCAAGAAAGATTAGCAGAAAAGGAAAATGAATTAGCTTCCTATAAAAATCAAATTAAAAAAGAAAAAGTTGATAATTCAATACTTTCTGTTGCTTCTAGTAATAAAGCAATTAACCCAGCGCAAGTAGTAGCTTTATTAAAAGATGAGGTTAAATATACTGATGATGGTAGAATAGAAATAGTTGATAATAATTCTAATGTACGATATAACGCAAAAGGAGAACTATTAACTATTGAAGATCGTGTTAAAGAGTTTTTAGATAGCAACCCACATTTCCGTCAAGGGTCATTGTCAGGTTCAGGAAGCCAGAGTGCTATCGGTGGTAAAACTGTTAAACCTTTTAATCTACAGGACTTGGACTTAACAAAACCAGAAGATCGTGCAAAATATTCTGAATACAGAAAAAAACGAGATTCGGGTGCTGTTGAGATTAATTTAACAAAATAATTAAAGGACTAATATAATGGCAAACGAAAGTACAAGTTCTACACTATCGGAACTATACACAGAGATAGTAGCTGAAGCACAATTCGTAGCTTCTGAAAAGTCCATCATGAGAAACTTAGTTAAAAACTATGCTATCACTGGTGGTGGTAAAGCAGTTGAAGTTCCTGTTTATGCACAAGTTAGTGCGGCGGCAGTTTCTGAGGCGACTGACTTATCAAATACAGCGATTGACCCATCTTCTGTAACTATTACAGCGAGTGAGGTTGGCGTAATGACAACCCTTACAGATTTAGCAAGAAACTCTGCACCAAGAAATGTTGCGGCAGATATTGGTAAATTGTTTGGTGAAGCATTAGCTAGAAAACAAGACGCAGATTTAACTGCATTGTTTGATGGCTTCTCAACTGCATTAGGAGATGGTACTGGTGCAATTAGTGCGGCAGTAATATTTAATGCATTATCAACTTTAAGAGCAAATGCACTTGATGCTGATATGTGTGCAGTTGTGTTACACCCTAAAATCGCTTACGATTTAAAAGCTAACATGACAAACACTTTTGCTAACGCAAATGCAAACGATTTATCTAACGAAGCATTAAGATCAGGTTTCGTAGGTAGATTAGCTGGTATGAACGTATTTGAAACTTCAAATATTGCTAATACTGGTACTGCTGGAGATTACAAAGGTGGTGCGTTCCATAGAGATGCTTTAGCAATCGCTATGATGCAAGATGTTAAAATCGAAACTCAAAGAGATGCTTCTCTAAGAGCTGACGAGATTGTAGCTACATCTGTATATGGTGTTGGAGAAATCCACGACACTTATGGTGTAGAATTACACTACGATTCATCAATTCAATAATAATTGAATACTTGGTGGGGGCTAGAAATAGCCCTCACTTCTAAATAGGAGATAAAATGGTAAAAATAATTCAAGATTCAGAACAAAAAATTAAATTACAAAAAGGTAATAAAATCATTGAAAGAACTTTAAAAGAATACAAAACAAATATTAAGGTTTGGAATTTTAGAGGTTTTAAACCAGTTCAAGATGATGTAAAAGAAGATAAGGTTGTAGAAATAAAACCTAAAAAAACAAGGAAGAAAAAAGATGAACAAGTGGATTTGGCTAAAGACGAAGAAAAAAATTAAGTGGGTTTGGGTAAAAGCAAAAAACAATCCTATGTATTCTATTCCTTTAGCTTGTTTAATAGTTTATTTAATTTGGAATTAAGTTATGGCTAATTATACTGGTGCTGATGTTATTACTGCAAGTGATGTAACTAAATATCAGCCTGACGCATTTGGATTTGGTATTTTATCAACTGACACAGAGGCAGTTAATTTCTTTGCACAAACTACAAACGATATTTTTAGACAATTAAGAATTGAGTGGTGGCCAGTTTATAAGCAGAATGTATTTACTGATATTACTGTTTTAAATACAGCAGAAATGGTTAATACAAAAGTTAATTTAGATCAATTTGAACGTGCTGGAGTTTATCTATTTCTTGGAAGATTTTTATTACCAGCTTTAACTAAATTTAGACCAGAAACAGAAAAAGATAGATTCGAAAGAATGGCAGAATATTACATGAGCCAATACAATATCGAATGGAGAATGATATTAGAAGATGGTGTTGAATACGATACAGATGCTAACCAAACTATTTCTGTTAATGAGAGAGAACCTTTACATGGATTTAGAAGACTGGTCAGATAATGGCATTAGAAGTTAAAATTAAAAACAATTCAAAAGCAATACAAAAAAGATTTGCAAGAATACAAAGTAAATTTCCAAGTATTATTGAAAAAGGAATTTTACAAGGTGGTTTTCAATTATTAGATATTATTAGAACCAAAACTGCAAAAGGAATAGATTTTAACGATAGACCATTTGCACCATATTCACAAGACTATCTAAATAAATTAAACAAAGAGGGTAAATCAACAAAAGTAGATTTATTTTATACTGGTAGAATGATGGGTGCATTAACACCTGGTGGAAGAACAGTTAAAAAAACAGGAAAAAATAAAATTACATTAGGATTTTCTAATTCACAAATGAGGCAAAGAGCATTATTTAATCAAGTATTAGGAAAAACAAAACGTGAATTTTTTGGATTTAATGATAGAACTGCTAATATTATTAGAAAACAATTTAATAGATTTGTTCAAAAAGAATTTAGAAGGATGGGATTATGAGTGTAAGAGAAAATATAGCTTCTAATTTATTGTCAGTTATTTCTGGTATATCTAGTCCAGCAATTAAAAAAGCTACTAGACAACCTTTTATATTAGACGAATTATCAGAACAACAATATCCAGCAGTAATTGTGCAAACTTCTGAAGAAGTAAGAGATGATGTTGAATTAGGAAGTGGTGCAAGAACTAGAACTGGTACTATTGATTTTGTCATACTTGGATTTGTAAAAGGTGCAGAAGTAAATATTGATACTAAAAGAAATGAACTAATAACAGCAATAGAAACTGAATTAGAAATAGATATTACAAGAGATGGTAATGCTTTAGATACAGAAATCATATCTGTAGAAACTGATGAGGGTAGCTTATTTCCAGTTGGTGGAATAAGAATGACTGTCAGATGTATGTATGAATATTTAGCTGGCACTCCATAATGAAATTACAAAAATTAATTAATAAATTTGAAAGTAAAATGGAAACAATTGAAAAATTGACAGATGAAATTTCTCTAGTTTGCATAGACACTAGAAATATTTTAGACAAAATTAATGAAATAGCTGATAAAGATGATATTGAAGAATATCCAGAATTAGATCATTTTAATAATTTAGATGAAGAAGATATTGACGAAGAAGACGATAAATAGTAAAAGGCATTATGGCTAAAGATATTAAATTATATAAAGGTAATTCAGAAATAATTATTAATGAAACAAACCTTGAACATTATTTAAAACTTGGCTATAAGGAAGAACAAATTAAACCAAAATCTAACAAGGACAAAAAGACATGGCAACACATCACGGAAAAGAAGGAGTTGTAACAGTTGGTGGAACAGCGATGGGCGAAGTTACTTCGTTCACACTAGAAACTACTGGAGATGTTGTAGAAGATACAGCTTTATCAGATGGAACTAAATCATTTGTAGCTGGAAGAACTTCATTCTCAGGAACAATCGAAATGCATTTTGACGAAACTGATTCTCAGCAAGAAACTTTAATTGCTGGTTCATCTATCGCATTTGTTTTATTACCAGAGGGTAATGATTCAGGAGATGCAAGTTATTCAGGAACTGGTATTGTAACTGGTATGAGTATCAACAACTCAATGGACGCGATAGTTTCAAGAAGTGTAACATTTCAAGGAACTGGTGCTTTAACTGTAGGAACTGTATAATCTAATTTATGTCAGTTATAGATATTGCTAAATCTCATTTTGAGAATTTAGGTATTCAATCTATTGAAGTACCTGAATGGAAAGATGAGCATGGAAAACCTACAATTATTTATTGGAATCCTATAAATCTTTCAGAAAAAAATATACTTTTTAAAAAATCTAATAATCTTAATGATGTTAGTATTCTTGCTGATATTGTGCTTATGAAAGCACTTGATAAAGATGGAAATAAAATCTTTAAACCAGAAGATAAAATAGCTTTAATGTATAAAGTTGATTCAGATGTTTTATCAAGAATATCTAGTGCTATGGTTCAAACTATCAATCCTGAA